CCTACAAGTAATGGGCGACGTACAGGACAAGAGCGATGCGTATGCAGCATTAGATAAAGCCGAAGTCGATGATTACTTGCAGGATATACTCGGTAATGCCGAGCCAATAACCTGTGATTGTCAAGAATAATGAGAAAACATCCTTATCAAAAATTATTAGAAAGAAAAAGAACTTGGACACCAGTTAAACCCACCAAAGGAGAGGTAAAAGAAGGTGCAGAAGAAGCCATCAAACGTGCTCTCGCAATACGTCATATGGAGCTGCCAGTTGGAGAATTTATTCGTGAAGGACTTGAAAAAGAAGTACCACCACTTGCTAGGCAGCTCCTTGAATCAAACGTACAAGACGAGATTAAACATGATCTTGCCTTGGGATATATAGTAAATGCCCATGGTATAAAAGAAGATTCACAGTCAGAACAGGAGGCATTGAAGTTACGTGATGCTTGGATATCACACCCTGATCATACAATTACCAAAGCTCTTCTGGTCGCAGAACGGGCCATCTTCTTCGTTTTACTCCCTTTCTTTAGGTTTAATGGGGATGCTGCTCTTCGCACTGTATCTGCCGATATCTCAAGGGACGAGCAGATCCATGTCGGAACGAATTCTCTTGTATGTGCTGAGTTGGGTCTATCTGCTTCTCCTTCTTTGGATAAACTTAGGAAGGCCACAATTAACTGGGTTCTTCAACCTCTAGGTATAAATACTACCGATAAATATTTGGACAAAAAATTTTGGCTGGATGCTAGCGATCGCTTAATGTATGAGGGCAAAGCCCCAGAGTTTTCTGATACAAAGGCAGCTCGTATGCCAGCGTTCTTTGAGCATAGCAATGTCAACCTACCCCAATACGCTTGAGCCATTGCTTGGGCCAAACCCTGACTCTCTTTTGTTAGAGATGGAAGAAAAATTCCCACCCATTAACCCACATCCTAAAGAGGACATAGCAAGTATCATGTATAAAGCAGGACAACGCTCCGTCGTGGAGTGGTATAGAAATAGAGTGGAGGAATAAATATGGCAGAAAGGAATTATGTTAAAGCAAGAAACCCAGGCAGAGTTCGTGGTAATTGGCAGCAGCACCTACAACATGGTATATATACTATGCCAGAAATATTTCCAGAAGCTTATCAAGATGGTAAACTAAGATCAAATTATGGTATAGAGATTGCGCCTGGAGAATTTCAAAGAGTTCCTTATAAAAGAGAATCAGTTAAACCAGGTCAGAATACTTTTGAGTCTCAAGGTACAGGAAGGTTTGGTGGTTCTACCACTCACCCTAAAGAGCAAAGGATATGGTATGATCCTAAGACAGGCCGAGGCTATACTCGTGAACAGTTTAATGAGGAAAGAGCTGGTCATATGGTATCAACTGAAGGTGGCTATCAAGGTGGACCAAGATATTATTATGATTTTGATACAATTTTTGAACATCAGTTGAAAAAGAAAGGCATTGATTATAATGAAAATGAATGGCATAGTTTCTTAGATAACCAATCTGGTACAGAAATAGCATCTGCTGGTGATCTAAGTGGTTTACTTGCTTCTAATCCTAATCAAAGAACCATGGATCAAATCCTAGCTGATTGGGATAGTGCTTATAAAACTCATGAGAGTTGGGACTGGCAGAACCCTGCAGCTAGAGCTGCTTGGGATGATTATCAATCCTTAAAAGAAAAGAACGCAGCAGCTAATGAAGCGAAGAGTCGTGCATGGTCAGCAAGTGGCTACATGGATGATAACCTTAATTGGCAGTATAGATTACCTACTCCTACATATACATATGAAGGAGAAGATGCTGCTTATGCTGCTTATGATAAAGCTATACGAGGTGGTAGTTATAAAGACATCGCTGGTTATGATGAAATAAATAGAGGAGGTCTTGAAGCTTACGATAATATATCTAAGTTTGAAGCTGAATATAATGCTATGGTTGATAGCTGGTCTAATTTCTATCAAACTGAAGATGAACCAATAGGTGATACTATGGGAGAAATAGAGATATCTAAGAATATCCCACCAGGTAAAGGTGGTTCACCAGGACAACCTTACCAACCTCCTAAAGAAGATCCTAAGAATCCTTATGTACCAGCACCTGGTAAGAAGTTAGCTGAAGGTCATCCATACGTTAGTGATGACTCAGACCTACCTTACAATTGGGATGGTAGTGGTGATTGGAAGGATGATGATGAGCTTCAGAAGAAAATTGATTCTTTAATTGGTCCTTCTGGTGGTTTTGAAGCACAACTACCTACACGACTTCAAGATAACCTTAGAAGACAAAAGAAAGCAGCAAATATAGCACAAGAAAGTTGGACTATTGGAAGACCATCCTCTAATAGACAGACAAGGATACCAACCCTTACAGAAGGTGGGCTTGATAATCCGAATAGACAAAGACAAACATTTAGAATAACCTAATGTCAGCAAAACAACGCTACGACTATTTATCGAGTGACCGTTCCCAGTTTCTAACAGAAGCAGAAGACGCAACAAAACTGACTTTACCTTATCTCATCAGAGGACACGAGGAGACTAAGAGTGGCATGAAGCAACTCAAAACTCCTTGGCAAAGTGTAGGAGCTAAAGGGGTAGTAGCACTAGCAAGTAAATTATCTCTTGCTTTAGTGCCTCCCCAATCTAGCTTCTTTAAACTACAACTTGATGAGTCACAGTTAGGAGAACAGTTTCCACCGGAAGTAAGATCAGAATTAGACTTATCCTTTGCAAAGATAGAGCGCACTATCCTTGATGCTATTGCTGCATCAGATGATCGTGTAGTAATACACCAAGCACTGCAGCATCTAGTTGTCGGTGGTAATGCTCTCATCTTTATGGGTAAGACTGGTCTAAAACTATTCCCGTTGAACCGCTTTGTGATAGAACGAGATGGTAATGGCGAAGTGATTGAAATAGTTACCAAAGAAACTGTTAACAAAAAGTTAATAGAAAATCAATTACCACCTGAACTAGAAGATTATACCAATTCTGTCACCGATGAAGGTGGTGGAAATATAGGTAAGGAAGAATGTGACATCTACACTTGGGTAACCAGAGAGAACAATAGATTTGTTTGGCACCAAGAAGTGTATGGTAATATGTTAAAAGGTTCCTTAAGTAAAGCACCAGTAGATGCTACACCATGGCTACCACTACGATTTAATACAGTAGATGGAGAAGCATATGGTAGAGGTCGTGTTGGTCAATTCATAGGAGATCTTAAGTCTTTAGAGGCACTCTCTCAGGCACTTGTAGAAGGCTCTGCAGCAGCTTCAAAAGTTGTTTTTGTAGTATCACCCTCAAGCACTACTAAACCCCAGACGCTGGCCTCTGCAGGCAACGGAGCAATCGTTCAAGGAAGACCAGATGATATAGGTGTAGTACAAGTAGGGAAGACAGCTGACTTCCAAACAGCTTATCAGTTAATGGGTCAGTTAGAGAAAAGATTAAATGAAGCATTCCTAATACTATCAGTTAGAGATTCAGAACGTACTACTGCACAAGAAGTACAGATGACTCAGATGGAATTAGAACAACAGTTAGGTGGCCTCTTTGGATTACTTACAGTTGAATTCCTAGTACCATATCTCAATAGAAAACTCAGTGTATTCCAGAAGACTGGAGAGATTCCACGTATTCCTAAAGGAATGGTTAAACCTATTATTGTTGCAGGTATTAATGCATTAGGTAGAGGACAAGATGTTCAAGCATTAGGTCAGTTCCTAACTACTATCTCACAAACAATGGGACCAGAAGCAGTTGCTAAGTATATTAATCCTGAAGAAGTAGTTAAACGATTAGCTGCAGCTCAAGGTATAGATGTATTAAATCTAGTTAGAGGAATGGAAGAGGTTCAACAGGAAGAGCAACAAGCTCAACAGCAAGCGATGGAAATGGAAAGGATGAAACAAGCTCCTAACCTACTGAAAGCTCCTGTAATGGATCCATCAAAGAACCCTCAACTAGCTAAAGAAATTGAAGCATCTGGAGGTATCGGACCAGATGGTCAACCACAAGGTGGACCACCTCCTGAAGATGACTTCCCAGTAGAACAACTAACATAAACACATGGCAGAAACACTCACCTTTGAAGACACAACTGAAACCACCACCATAGATAATCTTAATGCTGATGAGCAAGATTCTCTACAAGTTGGTGAGGCAATGCAAGAAGCAGAAGATGGTCGTCTTGCAGGTAAATATGAAAACGCTCAAGAATTAGAGAAAGCTTACATTGAATTAGAGAAAAAATTAGGTCAACAATCTAATGAATCTAAAGAAGAAGCTGTAGAAGAAACGACATCTTCTAACCCTCTAACAACAGATGGAGCTAAGAAAGAACAAGAAACTCAAGAAGACAAAGGAGCTGAAGTTACAAATTCTACTGTCCTAGAAGATCTCTGGCAAGATGTTCTTTCTAAAGAAGGTAGATATAAAAAAGAACATGTAGAAGCTTTGGAGAAGATGGATGTCAGAGAAGTAGCTAGACTACATCTAGAATATAGAGCAGCTAATTCTAACAGAGATCTATCCCAATCTGATGTAGAACAGTTATATGGTGTTGTTGGTGGTAAAGAAAACTACGGTAACATGATGGACTGGGCTGTACAGAACTTAGGTGAAAAAGAAGTTAATATGTTTGATACAGTAATGGAACGTGGCGACCCTTTGGCTGCGTTCTTTGCCGTTCGTTCTCTAGCTTATAGATATAACGATGCAGTAGGATATGATGGTAAAGTGGTCACAGGTAAAGCATCTAAATCTGGTAACGATGAATTCAAGAGCCAGGCTGAAGTAGTTGCTGCTATGGGTGATCCTAAATATGAATCAGATCCTGCATATAGAAGGGCAATTATGGAAAAACTAGAACGCTCTGATATTAATTTCTAATGTCAACACTCACATTACCTCAACAGAATAATTGGAATCAGTTCTGTAAATGGGTAACAGATACCGACAACCGACTGTATGTTGGTTGGTTCGGTGTCCTTATGATTCCATGCTTACTTACTGCAGCAACAGCATTCATTATTGCTTTCATCGCAGCACCGCCTGTAGACATTGACGGAATTCGTGAACCTGTTGCTGGCTCACTACTCTATGGAAACAACATCATCTCGGGAGCTATCGTCCCATCATCTAACGCAATCGGTCTTCACTTCTACCCAATCTGGGAAGCTGCAACCATCGACGAGTGGTTGTATAACGGAGGACCATATCAACTTATTGTGTTCCACTTTCTCATCGGTATCGCAGCATACATGGGACGCCAATGGGAACTTAGTTATCGATTAGGAATGCGTCCTTGGATTTGTGTTGCATATTCAGCTCCAGTCTCAGCAGCCTTTGCAGTCTTCTTGGTTTATCCGTTCGGACAAGGATCTTTCTCTGACGGTATGCCTTTGGGGATC